TGAATCGGGAGTTATTTGTTCGCCTCTTGCAACAACACCTGCAAGAATAATTTCCGCCTGACCGTCCTTTACAACATCCAGCCTTTCTGCTGAGGAAACATAAGCAGTATCATCCGGTCCCGGGATTAAGGCAACACCCAAAAGCAAATCCGTATTAGCGGATGCCTGCAGTGCATAGCCATCGCTGGCGCCATGCTTTACAATCCTGTTCTTGTAAATGGTTCCGCCTGCTAAATAATTTTTAATAAGTTCCATGCTTTCACCTTTATAATTTTATTTTTAAATCAATCTTTAAGCTGAATTTCCCAAAGGGAATTCATCAAATTCTTTTTACTGGACCTTGCCTTCCTTAATTACCTTTACTGCAGCGGCGTAACTCATTTTTCTTCCTTTGGAAGCTTCGGAGTTTTTATAATCTTCCGCAGCTCTTGCAATTGCATTAGCGTCATTCAGATCCACAACATTGTTATTAACTATTACTGTTTTAGGAATTGCAGAATTTTTTACTTTTGCATCAAGAGTGGCTTTTGTTTTATCAAAATCGGTTAAGGCAGACTGAACGAATACATCCTTATCGGCAGGAAGAATCTTTTTATTTTCAATTGCATTATCAACCAAAGACTCCGCCTTTGCCTTTGCCTGTGCCTGTTTTTCTGCTTCTGTTTTTTCAATATCCTTTTCTTCCAGTACTTTAATCCTGTTTTCAAATTTGGTTTCAACATCCTGGCTTGCAGTATTTTTAACCGCATCAACTATGTCGGTTAAAGTTGCAGTTGCAGGTAATTTATATTTAGTCCGCAGTGTGGAAAGATATTGATCAACTTCCTGTTCCGTTGCGTTTTCGTCAAGTCCTAAAAATTTTAATAAAGCTTTCATCTTAATAACTCCTTTGGGATTATTTTTTTTATTGCTAATCAAATTCACGTAAAAACCGATGTAATCTTTTTCGGTTGGCTGGTCTAAAATTTCGTCGACAAATTTATTTGCAAGGGCTTCATCGGCGGTAAAGTATTTTACCTCATCCATATATTTTATTAAAGTTGCTTCATCAAGACCTGTTTTATCAATGTATGCTTTAGTAATCTGCTGCTTAATTACTTCCAGATTTTTTTGAACGCGTTCCAGTTCCTTTGCATCGCCCTGGGCATAAGTCCATGGATTGTGGATCATAATCATTGCGTTCTTATACATCTTAATTGATTTGCCCGCCATTGCAATAACGGAGGCAATGGAAGCGGCAAGCCCGTCTATATGAACCGTTACATCCCTGGATTTAAGCAGGTTATAAATTGCTATTCCGTCAAATACATTTCCGCCTGCGGAATTAATATGAACTTCAAACTCATCGGCGCCCTGGCTTTCAAGCTCGGTTAACTGCATAGCAAAATCGGAAACCTTCAAACCCCATTCACCGATTACATCGTAAATGTAAATAACCGCTTTGTTCTTAATTGCCTTTGCCATATTTGACTTTTATTTTTTTTTGTTTATTTTGCTGAAGCGATTTGATGATTGTTTTTTCATTCGTTTTACCGTTAAATCATTTCAGCATTTAAAAAAATCTATCCGCAAATTATTTTATATGTCAAGAACTTCAAAGTAAAGGGCGTACAGTTGTATATATGTACAGCTAAATGACTTAGCTCATTATCCTTTCTTATATCTTTGCATAAGAACTTTAGGAATATTTAATATGGCAAAGCCGATTGATCCCGATATAAGAATTGAATGTAAGCGGATGTTTGTACTGGAAGGAAAAACATCTAAAGCAATTTCAGAATATTTCGATGGTATACCAACCCATCAGTGTATAACGAGATGGTCCCACATGAAGAACAGGGACGGGCTTACCTGGATTGATGAAAGGGCACAATACCAGATTGATAAATTTGAAATGATTTCCCCGGCTGGACTCGCTTCTAAAATCCTGCGCAAGATAAATAAGTTTATGAATAAATCCGATGAGGATTTTAATGTTAAAGATGCAGATGCACTTTCCAAGCTTCGCGTATCGCTGGAAAAAATAACAGATAAGAAATACCAGATACCAATTATGTTCCAGGTATTAACGGATCTTGTCCTATTTCTTAAAAAGCATTATCCGGATTTAAATCAAAAAGTTTATATCAATGCAATCCGCCATTTTAAAAATACACTTAGCGAGCGTTTAAATGGCTAAAGGATGGAAAGAATTAAATGATGAGTTCGAAAGTTTTCTCGATTCAATTATAATTGAAAGCAAGGAAACCGAACTAACCCCGGAAAAGAGACAGGCAAGAAGAGATCTTGCGGATGGTAATGATTTTGAATTCTGTAAAATTTATTTCCCCGGTATCTTTAACGAGCCATTTAATGAGATGCACCGCAGCATTGAGAAAATTAAAACCGGCAACCATACCAGGAGCGGCGCACGTAAGACAGGCAAGTCCGCTTTTACTTATGTTACAAAAGGAATAAAAAGAATTGCACTTGGCAACGGCGGATTGATCGGCATCCTAATGCGCACACGCGATAATAACGGTTCCAAGGAAAGGACTGCTTCGCTGGTAAGGCTTATAACACGAAATAAAAAACTGATGTATGATTATAATATTAATATCCAGCAGGATCTTAAAGGATATTACATTATTAACAATACAACAATGATCGCAATTTCTACAGAGATTGGTTTAAGAGGTTTGATCAACGATGAGTTTAAAAGATTCAGCGTTGTAATTGGCGATGATCTTTATTCCAGGAGCACTGTTGAAAGCGATTATGATAATCAGAAGATAACCAATTTTATTACATCCGAAGTATGGGGACAGATGGAAGATGACGGGCTGTGCATTATTCTTGGCAATATGATAAATGAAAAGTGCCCGGTTGCACAGTTAAAGCTTCTTACCCCTGCAAATCATTTTAGCATGCCGGCGCTTAACGAGAATGGGGAAACCTGCTGGTCCGAAAGTGCATACCACACTACTGAGTACTGGATCAACATAAAAAATAAAATACCGTTCGATGTGTGGATGGGTGAATATATGGACAGCCCATTACAGAAAGGAGAAATCTTTGATATCGACTGGATAAGAACCATAAGCGTTAACCGCGTGGAAATTAAAGCGGCGCTTACCGCGATAGATCCCAGCTACGGAACTTCACCGGATGCCTGCTTTAAAGGAATGATTACCGCCGGCATTACAACCAGCGGGGAAACCGTTATACTGGATATTTATTTACGTAAAGAACCTTACCTGCTTGTATTCGATTATGTTAATAACATCCGGTCTAAAACTGCTAACTGGAAAACTTTATTATTTGAAAATGATTTTGCACAATGGAATATGGCATCCCCTTATTATGATGAATGGATTAGAACGCGTGCTTTGCATTTGCCTATCATTCAGTTCTATTCCAAAAATCTTAAATCAAGTTTTTACGGAAGCGATAAAGACAGCAGGATAATGAATCTTGTTTACCCGCACCAGACAGGTAAATTAATTTACGGCGATAATTTATTTACTCTTGCAGGCGCTGCACTGCAGGGAAAAAATAACGATGCAAAATTATTCCTTTCCCAATATATAAGTTTTGGTAAAGCCAAAGGTAAGCTGGATGGGCTTGATGCTGAGGCAACTGTATTTATTATGCTGCCCCGCTGGATTGAATCCGGAAGCTTCAAAGTATTTAACATTAATGAATTTCATAACCAGGAAGATTCCTGGCTGCATAACAGATAATTTTTAAGGTGATAAAATGATTAGCGTTAATAAATCGCTCGGTAATTTTTCAGTTTCCTTTACACCGCAGTATTATAAAACCGCATACAATGCCTATGCAGTGGGCAACTACAAATATTTAATCGCCCTGTTCGACCGCGCGGAAAATCATTCATTCGTTACAGGATGTATGACTGCACGCAATGCAGGCTTCAAAAGGAACTGGGATATTATTGCCGCTTCCGAAAGTCCGCAGGATGTTGCAGTAAAAGATTTTGTCTATTCGGTTCTGTCACAATTAAATATGCGGGATCTGTTTGAGTATGTTGTAGAAGCACGCCATAAAAAATATTCCGTTGTTGGATTGGAGTGGGATGTTGTTAAAGGAAAACAGATTATTACTTCATTCAAAAAGTACGATCAAAAATATTTCCGGTATGATGATAAGGGGATACTTGGCATCGACTGGGGAATGAAGATCCTTCCGTTTGAAGAGGACAGCGCATTTATAATTGAGACTGAGCAGAAACCGTTGTTCTTAAAAATACTTAAAGATTTTATCCGCCTGGAATTTGGCGAAGAAGCTTTTGATGCTTTTATAGAAAATTTTGGCGAACCGATTATTGAAGTTGAATATCCTGCAGGAGACAGCAGCTTAAAGAAGGAAGCTGAAAGCGCGGCAAACAGCATCGGAAGATCTACACGTATCGCAAAACCTTCCGGAACAAATTTAACCATACACGAAACTAACAGCTCTACCGGCAACCACGAAAGCCATAACGGAGGATGTGAAAAAAATATATCATTCACTTTGCTCGGTCATCAAAATGCGGCGGGTAATAGTAAAGCATTCCAGGTTGGGGATGATGCAACCCCGTTAAAGGTTAGTGAAAAAATTGCAGTTGACGATATGTATTTTATCGAAGAAAAAATTAAGCAGCTAATCTTTATGCTGGTTAAAAGAAACTTCCCTGTGGTAAATCTTCCTGCAATTTCAATTGATAAAAGCAGCACTGTGGATTCTGCAACTAAGTTAAGAGCTGCGGAACTTGGACTTGCAAACGGCGCACAAATAGAAGCTTCTTTTTTACAGGAGTTTGGAATACCGATAGTTAACCCGGATGAACCGTTAAAGAGAAATGAGAATAGTATTTTTCAATAAAACGAATTTGCCCTGGTTAAAGGCAAACGGCGGTATAAATAGAAACATGCCACTTTTAGGCAATCACTTTTTATACGCCACTACGAACGGGTTTCGAACGGTTTCAATTAAGATTTTTATTTTAACCGGTTTGATTCAAAAAGTTAATTTTTGGGTTTGGTAAAAATGGCGTTAAACTTTAAACAAATTATTGATGCTCTTAAAAGCCAGACTCTCTGGAATAAAGTTGGACTTGCAGGCATAAGAATAATCCGGAAGCGTACCAGGGAAGGAACAGACGTTGAAGGTAAAAGCTTTCAGGAATATTCAGAAGGCTATGCAAAGAAAAGAGAACGGGCAGGTCTGCCAACCCATCCTGTCAATCTTCAGTTTGATGATATACAGGGAATGTTGATGATGGTTGATCATGAAGTTTTTAATACACTGGATGGCGTTAAGATTTTTATAAATGATTCCGCTAAAGAACAGCTTGCAGTTTATCATAACATAGAAGGAGCGGGCAAAGGCAAAGTGATCAGAAGGTTTTGGGGATTCAATGAATTTGAGAACGAACAGCTTTCCGATCTTGCGGAAAAAGAAGTTGCAAACATTTTAAAGAAATTAAATTAGAGGTTTGAAATGTCTTTATTAACTTTAGCCTATGTTGAGCAGTATTTTCCCAAATGGGGTTCCTACTGCTTAGATGATGAGAACACTGCGGATGAAGATATACTTCAGCTTGAAATTGATGCGGCGGAGCAGAAGCTTGCAGAGTATGTTGATGTTGACGCCGATACAATTACAGATCCGCTTAAGCTGCATACATTGAACATTATCCGTAAGCGCTGCTTCGATAGGCAGCATGGCGATGTGGAGTTTGAAAATAAGCCCAGCATTATAAAAGATTATGAAGATACAATTAAAATGCTGGAAGGCTACAAGGCTGGCAATTCATTAAGCGGAACAGACCCGGCATATACCGATAAAATAATTGTTGTTGCTAAGGACCGCATCTTTGATGAATCATTTGTACAAACGGAAGATGAGGAGGATTAAATGTATAACGCCCAGTTAGGTTTAATCGATCACATAGGTAATTCATCTCTCGAAATAGCAACCATAGAAGCTTACGCCGGGCAGATAAATACAAAGGATCTTACGGTTGCCACAACTAAGCTGCCTGCGGTATTCCCATTCCTGCGCCCGTCCAATCCGGTTTCAGAAGTCCCGGTATTCACATTTGATTGTTTTGTTGTTACAAAATCCGATGTATATAATACCAAAACAAACGCGCTTAATAATCTGCAGTTAAGTTCCGACCTTTGCGTTTACTTCAAAAACAATTTTGATTTTAGTTACAATGGTACAAGCTACTGCATAGATACTGAAAGCATTTCCGCCCAGACTTTTATGATTGATAAAAAGTTTACAATAATAATTGTTACTGTAATATTCAAAAGCGGGATGGTTTAATCCTAAATCCCCTTTTGGTATTCCTTCAATAACATATAAAGCAGGTAAATACTGCCCGCTAAATTATCGTTTTGGTTCTGTGCTGATACAGAAAGGGTTAGTGAAAAGTTGGTGATATAATCAAGCAATGATACAGAGTCAGGAAATTCCAGTTCAACCTTCATTATTTTCCCCGGTATATTGGAAACTACAATTACATTATCGGAATTTTGAAATAAAAGTTAACTGAAATAAAGGGGATAAGTCAAAGTCCCGGCTCTTCCGGGGCATCTTTCCTGGTTTCAAGTTCGTCAAGTAAAACTTGTAAATTAAACATTAACGATTTAAGATTGCTTTCGGTTTCGCTTTTTCTAACAGAGCTATCCTTAAATAATTCATCAATGGCTTTCTGTGCCTGGTTAAATAATTCTGTGTTAGTCATAAATTTCTTAGCTCTGGTTTAATCCAGGGTATGCCGATAAGTTTAAATAAATCTTCTTCTTCATAAACAGGTACAGGTTTATTATAAACAGTTAGCATTCCATCAACTCCTTTGTAGCCTGCTTTAACCCAGCCGTTTGCAAGTATTCTATGGCTGTATTCCGCACTGCCTGTACGTATGGCAAATATAAATCCCCAGTTATCTTTTACGGCGGTAAATATATCCAGGTTAATTCCTTCAGGTAAAATGCGCTGTGTACTTTTACCTGTTGCCGTGCCTCTTACTGCAGGAAGTGAATTTACTATTTTTAAGTAACCCTCAACAGGCGTTTCAGTACTTTCAATAATATTATCAAACATATCCTTAGTTATAATCATTTCCTTTTTAGGGATGCAAACAATTTCGATATCGCCAACTTCAGGTTTAAGCCTGCGGTAGATCCTGCAATTTCTATGCGTTCACAAAACGGCTTAAGCATCTGCAAATATTTTTCTGCAATTATTTTAGCTTTATTAAATTCCATTTATCTATGCAATTTTATAAATATGAAAATTAAAGTTTTCTTCCGGCTGCAATAAATCTTTTATTTCTCTTTTCTGCGTATCGTTAATATGGGTGTATATCATTGTTGTCTTTATTGATTTATGTCCAAGCGAACGCTTGCTTTTTCGATGATTCATAATCCTACACCAATTCTTTTTTGTAACCCGCTTGTTATCCCTGCTGTGGATAACATTGCGGGCGTTTAAGTGAAAATTAGGAGGCTCTTTTTTCTTTACAGATTCTATTCCAGTCCGCAATAGCTGTTCTTGTTCTGCCATCTTTCCATCCGAGTTCTGTTTCCTTAATTCCGCATTTACAATCGACAGAGTAAGTCGTTAATTGTCCCAATCGACCTCCATCTGCCGGTAATACGCTGACTTCATTCCCACAATTATAGCAATTCTTTACTTTTTGTTTTGCCATTGTTGCCTCCTAATTTTCTAACACTAAGTTCATCTATAATTCCTGTTTATTTACTTTCCGCATTCGCTATGGATAACTAACGTTTCAAGTCCGCAAGAGGAACTTGCGGCTTAAACGCCCGCAATGTTAATTTTTGGCTTAAATGTCTCGCCTAAAGTTTCAAATATTCCATCCTGCTTTTTCGGTACTATTGCAATTTTTTCATTATTGTAGTTGTGGAAGAAATTAGATACTGCATCTGCAACAGTATCTCCAAAACCGGCAATACCTTCCTGTAAATTTTCTCCCAACAAGAAATAGAATTGGTTGCCATCTTTACCAAATGCTGGTTTCAACTTTTCAATAAGTTGCAACCGTCTTTCTTCCTCAACCTTTCGTAAGGTTTCTTCATAAATTTGTTGCTCTTGCCATGCTTCCATTATAGTTCTCCTTTTATGCCCGCCAAAAATATAACAACGGGCATCAAAACGACAGCCGGATATTTTCGGCAATTTTAGTTTTTATATTTTATTAATTACTTTCATAAATCAATTTTACTTTTAGTCCGGCTGCGTCTTATGCCGGGCATCGTTAGTTTACAAAAGGGCTACACATAATAAATTCCGTTTTCGCAAGCTATTAACCCTTCGCTGAAAAGTTGTTCTTTTGCCTTACACAAAACCGCTATTTGCTTTTGTTCAAGCGAACTTATTTCATTGAGTTCAAATAATTTTTCGTAATCATTAAGAGATGAAATAGTTTTCACTATAAAATTAATTCTCTCTTTAACTGTTAATTCTCGGTCTTCCATTTTCTACTTCTCCCGCCCTTTTGTAAACTAACTCGCAACTCTAAAAGACTGCGATTAATTTCGGGCATTTTGTTATTTAATATTTTATTAATTAAGTTCATTCTCTTTTATTCTTGGCAGCTTTTAAGTTGCCACACCGTTATTTTGACTTTTTGCCTCTCACCCCTTTTTAAGATAAAAACCTTTTATTTTATTCAAATTTTCAATCATTATTTTTTTATATTTATTATAAAAAACACTTGACTTTGTATATACAATGTATTATATTAGTAGTAGAAATTTTGATTAACTTAACAAAAGGAAAAAAAATGAAAGTCTTAGAAACACCTCTTTCTGTGAGTGGATTCACACACAACGTTATGTTCGCATCAATTAATTTTTCTAACGATGGTGAAACACCATTGCAGATTTACGAAAATGAAACCGAGAAGATTAATGAGGATGATGAAATTTGCATTATTGAAAAAATATATTTGGATAGTCAATATATCCGAACCGTCGTCGTTGAACGCAACATAGACCCCAATAATTATAATATTAAGGTAAGAGAATGAAAATTCCTATTTCAATTCGCATCGAAGAAATTCTTTTAAAAGATGCTAAAAAATTAGCCGAACAGAACAGAAAGAATTTCAAACATCCTAATTCATACTCGGCAATCATAGAACAAGCTCTTGCAGAATATTTAGAAAGAGCACCCTCCCGGCAAAAAGCAAAATAACTATTGCATCAACCCGATAAATTTTCTTATCGGGTTTTTGTTTTTGTTAAGGCAATTCAAAATGTCAAAGAACAAATTTATTTTTACAATGCCCGTTTACGGGTTATGCAAAGCATCGTTATCTAAGCATATTCCTTTGTACCTGGTTGAATACTGCTTTATCTCTTGCCAAAAAAGTTTCTTTGTCTTTATCCCAATTCTGCCTGCGCTGTTCACAATTAATTAAATGGCTTCTGTGTATTTTACCGTCAAAAATATCATCGTGCTTAATTGGCAAAAGAATTTTTTTTTCATTATCGTTATTCTCATAACACTCAACCGGCAGTACGCTGCCTGTGTTGGTAGTAAGAAAAACAAACCTTACTTCGCAAAATTTACAAGGGAATATTTTTAACTGCATATCATTTAATTAAAATCATTTTTTTTACTAACACTTCTTTGCCTGCCCGCAACTGGTAAATGTAAATCCCGGATGTCCGGGATTGCCCGTTGAATGTAACTTCATAATACCCGGGTGATTTTTGTTCATCAACTAAGGTTATAACTTCATGCCCGATAATATCATAAACCTTTAACTGCACAGTTGGGAACCCGCCCTGGCGGGTTCCTGACATTGTTGGGGGGATATTAAAACTGATTTTTGTTGCTGTATTAAACGGGTTCGGATAATTCTGATTTAAAACAAAATTAACAGGCATTGTATTTTTATAATTTATTTTTACTTCTTTCAAATATTCAAAGCTGCCGTTATTATCTATTTGCTTAAGGCGGTATGTATTTAACCATTTCAATGGATACTTATCTATAAAGCCATAATACTTAATTGATGAACTGGTACCGTTTCCTTTTACAAATACAATTCTTTTCCAGCCGCCTTTTGCTGTGGCTCTTTCAACTTCAAATCCGTAGCAGTTTAATTCCGTAATGGTTTGCCAGTTAAGGTAAACCGCATTGTTCTTATTCTTAGCTGTAAAGCTGCGCAGCACTACAGGAAGCGGGGTATCTGCTCCTGTAAAATTTATTGCTGAAGTTATATCATTAAAGCCGGATAGAAATATGGTATTCAACGGCGTAATGAAATTCCATTGAAGGTTTGTGCTGCCTGTAAAATCCTTTGTGTTTATTAATCTGAATGTTCCGATAGAGTCTTCTGTTCTGATTGTATCCGCACCAAAATCAGAATAGAAAGTTAGCATGTTATTTCTTATTGCAGTATTCTTTGGAGGATTAGTTAATCCGGATTTTGAAATTGTAAAAGACAAAGTGCCGCCGTTGATGACTGACTGATTAAAGTTAAGTGCGCACTGGTAAGCATTCAGTATAAAATTGCCTTCTACTGTTATCCTGAATTCGAATGTTTTTGAATTGATAATTTTATCATCGGTTATTTTAACGGACTGAGCCAGGCTATTTGATGCGAATAAAACCAAAATCAGGATTAAATTTTTATTTAGTAATTTTGATTTCATTCTTTCTTTACTGTTTTCTTTTAATATCATCACGAAGTTTATTAATAATTTCGTAAAGAGTATCCACTTTACCGCTTAAATCTTTAATTACAAATTTTATCAGCCTTACGGCTATATAAGTTATTGCACCGATCGCTGTCGCCCCTAAACCATATTGTAAAATTAAATCGGCTATTTCTCTCAACTTATATTCCATGTATTATATTGTTCAATTTCCGGTCTCTTTAAAAGCAACCTATAAAACGCCTGCTGTTCAGGCAAATTTAATTTATCAGTAATAGCTTTTAATAATTTAACTGTTAAATCAACAAGAGGACTAACAAGTGCTTCATCTTTCTTTTGTAAAGGTTTAAATATTTTGTCCACTTCAGATTTGTTCATAATAATTTCACCCCCATTTCTTTGAGCCTTTGAATTTTTTGTTCCAAAATATTAATTGAACTTTTCAATTGATCATCTTCGTTATAATTAAACGAAGGATTTTTCTTCTGTATTTCTTCCAGCCAGGTAATGCTTCTTCCAAAGGTTAATAATCTTAAATTCAGGCTGCTCATAAAAACTGCTGCAGATGGTTTCTTATATCCTTTCACTTAACCGCCCCATAAACTGTAACATTCTTTTTAGTGAAGTTATCATATACTTTTCCTGCAATAAATATTTTTCCAACCTTCATTAACTTTTGCAAACGGTCCGGAATAAAGCATCTATCAATTTTTGTTATTAAATGTATTTGCCGTTGAGTCATTTTACCGTGATAACATAGAGCCTGGTAAATAATAGTTTTTTGATAAATCCTTTTTTGTTTAACATCATTAGAGTAATTAGATTCTATCTTATTGCTCAAAGGGATATTTACTTTTGATGTTTCCAAAGTATGCCGGATAGTATCCGGGTTATCAAAAAGTGTTGGCTGATAATTCATTCCTAACCTTTATAAAATGGGTCCGGCTCCCAGTTGTGATGGCAGTTCCAGCCGCCGCCATATATCCTTACCGGCTTAATTTGTTTAACTCCGTTTTCCATTGCATTTATTTCATCAATGTGGAAAGTTTTATTTGCACTCGTTAAAATATTCCTGCAGAATGGACGGGTGTTTGATCTTATTATTCCCACATATTCATAATAAAATACTTCACCTAAGTTAGCTTTTATATTTTTAAGCTCCTGTCCGTAACCTTTTGTTTGTGTAGTTGCAATTGTTTCTGCATAGGTTGATACTTTATCATCAATAGCGGATAATATTTTTATCTGTTCATCCAGCGTAAGTTTATTTATTATTGCTTCCCTGGTTTTTGAGGCAATTGCATTAAGGCTTTCCCGTCTGTAAATACCAAGCTTGGATGCGTTTATTTTTTCAATGGCTTTTACTTTATTCATATCCCTGGCAACATCAACGCCAAGATCCTTGTAAAGCGTATTTACCAGTTCTATATTTTTATCGTAAGTGGAAAATATTGTTGTAACATAACCACTGTAAATGGGATCGTAAATTCTCCGCAGTTCGTATTTGATATCGTAAATATCCTTCGGCGGATTTTTAGAAATGAAATCCATTAGCTTATCCAGAAGTACTCTGTTGAATGTTTCTGTGCTTAGGCTTTTTTGTAAAGAAGTTATTTCCAGTTGGTATTGTTTTAATATTTTTTTATCAATTGCCATTTATGCTTCTTTGTCGAATAAACTTTTTTCTACCCTGGTTTTTACTGCCCTGTAAAATTGCTCTATTGATTGAAATGTGTAACCGCAGTTGAGGCAAATATAATACCTGGTAATGAAGGTTTTGAAATATTCTTTCTTACCCAAATTTTTTAACGGGCGCTCAAAACCTTCAATCGGTTTCCAGTTTTTATTTTTGCAATTAGGGCATTCCATTAATTACTGCCTTTGCAAATTCTGTTTTTTTCTTTTGTCCCAGCCTGTCTATAGCCGCCCGTACTACATCCGTCTGCGGATGCTTTTCGCTGTGCAAAATATCATGTATGGTTGTTTTACCCATACCACTTTCCTTTGCAATTTCCTTTAAGGAAAGATTCATCGCTTCCTTCAGCTCCAATAATGAGGGCTTTACTACTTCACTATCGATTATATGCTTGCCTGCTTTTTTTGCTTCAGCCATTTTGCGCTTAACATAAAAAACCATTTCCAGCGGATTCTTAACAAACTGAGCAATGCGCTTGCGTGCATCTGCGGTAAGCGCTTCGCCAAAAACAATACGAAGATAATTGATGCGTTCTTTCTCTTCCATCCATCCATGGGCTTCATCCAATTGCATTGTGTGGCTGCGCCAGTAAGCTTCTTTCCTTGTTTCAATATTCGCCTGCAGTTGCGGATGCCCTATCAGTATTGTTGAGAACAGCGGGGACTTGCCTGCAAATTTTGCCTCGCGCAATTCCTTAAGTGCACGTAATGTATTTGGATGAACCCGGTGCGCCTCTTCAATTACCAGGCAAATGTTAATTCCTTCGTCAATATATTTTTTACCAACGATACGGGTTACCTGCCTGCTGCGCGCTTCCAGATCCCGGCGCGGACTTTCATCGCTGAGATCGAGTATTAAAGCATTGATGATGCTTGCTATGTTTACATGTTCTTTGAAGTAATTGGATACATAAATAAATTTTACATTAGTGCTTTCCTCAATCTTCATTTTTGCAGCTTCAAATAATTCTGTTTTACCAGCGCCAATTGCGCCGCTTATTATAAGCATTTCATTATTCTTAACTGCAAATTCAATATCTTCAATCCGCTCATCCATTGTTTGGGACCAGAAGAACTTCATCCGGTCAATTCCAAAATGTTTTAGTGTAGACTTATCAATTAGTTGTAGCATTATTCAACCTCCACACTGCTGAAATTAAGATTCAAATTCTTCCATTTTGATTTATTATCATCCCTGTAGCGCAGCATTGTGTATTCTTTTTTACTGGTTTCATGTATGCTGTTTTTAATAAGTTCCATAGCCTCATTCCATTCGGCATCATCTATCCGGAACTGAAATAAAGAGAGGATTGCATTTTTATTGATGAATCCTTTTTTACCAACGCGGAAAAATTTATCCACAATAATTTTAATGTTCTGGTGAGTGTTCTTTCCCCAGCGCTCAAAACAACTATCTATCTTGGTTTTTGCAAGTGAAAGGTTTTCATCAAAATCTATTATGCTGCTGTTCTTAACCTGTATCTGCAAAGTGCCCGGGTAATTGGTTAAAATAACATCTTCAAAAACATCTTCAAATTCCGGATTTTCAACTTTGTTTTTCTTTGCAAGCTGGCGCAGGTATTTATCAATTTTTTTACGCATGGAAACTTTGACTTTTTTAATCCTGGTTTCAAGATCCAGGGCGCGGTCAAAAACATCTTCCACCAGCAGATGTTTTTTAACGTGATCTTTGCGGACGTTCTCAATCGGTATGGCATTGCCGCGGCTGTTAATCAGCACTGTGGGCTTCTCTTTTTTCTTAGCCATTGTTAATTGCTCCTTATTAATTGTGATTCGTTATGTACTTTATTTTTAAGTATGGTAAACCTTAAATCGGTTACTATTTTATAAAGGCTTTTTGCTTCCTGGTATTGTGCCGTATGCTTTTTATTTCCGTACCAGGAACGCATATCCTGGGAAAGTTTTTCCGCATATTTGTTTAACCGGGATATATCATCCGAAGCATCAGGGAATACTGTCTTAGCGCGGTATAATATTTCCTCAACGCTTATCATCATTATCCTCATTCATATTTTGTTTTAGCGCTTTAAGTATTTTTCTGTGAAGTTCATGAACTTCATTTAATTTGAATTGCATAATTTCTGCAATTTCCTGAAAGCTAAGATTATCGTAATACCGCATTGTAAGCATCAGCCTTTCCTTTGGCTTAAGGGCTTTAACGGCTTTCAGCAGGCGCATCTTTTCATCGCTTCTTTCAACCATTTCCGCAATATCCAATTCAATATTCATCTTATCCTTCGGAAGCTAAATCTGTTAATCCGTTATTTATTTCTTCAAGTACAAAATCAATATTTCTTTTGCTTAAATCTTCCTGAAGCATCGGGGCAAATACCGCTTCGTAATCCCTATAGGTCTCACCTTTGCGCAGCTTGCTGCCTATGTAAACCTGTGCATCGTAAATTGTGGGGAAGCAATAATCTTCATCGTTTACAACTTCATTAAATTTTGTATTGATGGTTTGCTTTTTAGAACGTACCGGAAGGTAATTAACTTTAACTGACTGCTTTGCCTCTTCCTTTACCTGTTTTCCCTTTGCCTGCTTTACCTCTGCCTCTATCCTCTCAACGTATGTTTGTTTTTCCCTGTGTTCAAAGTTGCCAAGTTCAACATATCCCTCAGTTGGCTTAAGCGTAAAGGGTTTATGAAATTCTTCAATCAAATCACCAACAACTTCGCCAAGTCTGTTCTTATAAACTTTAATTCTTTTGCCGAGCGCAAATAAAGGAGCTTCGTACTTTTCAGTATTCAAGCTTATCATGCAATCCGGTCCAACTGTGCGGTACTCTACTTTGAATGCAACTTCTCTAAGATCTACATCAATTGTGCGCGGCGGGTTAGCTGAAAGGCTTGCACGGTACACGTGCCCGCGGGTTTCATTTTTTACAGGATGTTTTGCGTCAAGCTGCTTTATCATGTGATCGTGCAGCAGTTCGTTATAATCCATCATCCCGATTGTTTTTCCATCGCCGATTTGCAAAGCAAGCTTAAGCTCGAAGCGCCGCCAAATCTCCTTCCAGGCAGCTTCCCTTTTTTGTATGCCACGGTGTTTGAATGGTTCTGATAATTCCGATTGTATTTCCAAAGCCTCCAGCATTGCTTTAACCGAGTGATCTTTAATGAACGATCCGTTATCTGTCTTAAGAATATCGGGTATATAGTTAAGCGGGTGTTCATCATCGTTGCGGGCGTACGCAAAGTTAAGAAATTCAATTCCTATCAATGCACTTTCACCGGTAGCAGGAATTAAACGCGCCAGTGAAACCCGGCTGTAAGCATCGGTTATTCCAATTAACCAGGTGCGGAGTTTTGTTTCATCTTCTTTATAGAATAATGTTTTGCCGGAAACTTTAAGCAGGTAATCGTTTTTATAAGAATCGAATTTAAGAAGCTGGAAATATTTACTCCTGGAAAAATCAAGTTGATGCTGCTGGTTTGCATACTGCGCTTCCACCCGTACAATTTTTTCTTTCTGCCGGAACCCGGATTGCTTTAACCGCCTGTTAACCGTACTTACTTTTAATGCATCAGGCTCTAAGATAATTCCCTTGCTATGCAGTATTTCTATACAGAGTTCTGTAGATAGTTCGCGCTCATCTAAGCTTAAGCCCGCCCCGGTGGTTTTTAATTTTGCAACTTCATCAATTAATTTCTGATCAACAGAGCATTCTTTTTTTATAACCTTTGCAGGTCCGTAAACATTACGCAGACCGCGGTAAATAGTGAATCTGCTTACACCAAGTTTTTGCGCGTAACCGTTTATTACTGCGGTCCTAAAGTTTTTTGGTGTAGCGCCCAGCTCTCTTTTTATTTGTGCATAATCTAATTCAAGCATATTTATTTTCCCGGTTGATTGATTTTTTAGGAAGCCCGATTAGTTCCGCATTCGTCATTGCGTTTATTTTTAAATTCAAGTCCCTATCCCCGTTGGCATAAATACGCTGCATTCCAATAATAACTTTTACAGCTTCATAATTCATAAGGAATGATACTGCTGTTGCTTTACTCGTTTGCCTTTTAAGCATACCCATCAGGCGGTATTCATCCCAGTACATTAAATCTGATAATATATTTATCCGCTCCGCCTGCAGCGGTGTAAGATGCCTTTGGTGCCCGCGCTGTCCTTTGCCGAAAATGTGCTTTTTAATTTTATTGCGTTCACTGCTGGCGGGCTTATGCTTGCCTCCTACCATTGCGGAAAACCTTGTAATAAGCTCGCCTGCCTGCGCGCCCGTAAGCTGCTTTCTGCTTTCCACACCGTAATTATTAAGAAGCATATATTTAAATGCTTCATCACTGTTGTATATTTTGGAAGCAAGTGTACTTAAAGCGCGTACTTGTTTTTTAGTGGCAATGCTCCTTTCATATTTTTGTGCAGTATTCATATAAAGCCTCAGTTAAAAACAATCTTTTATAAATAGCCTGAATAAATTTCCTTTGGCATCTGCAAATCTTATTTCGGCAGAGTTTTGTATTGAAGGATCTGATTGGGATGGCGGCGTTTGTTTAAGGCAGATCATAAGCGCATTGTGATCATAAAGTTCAGCAAACTTTACAGGCTCATTATCCCCAAATTGATAATAAGCTTCACCTGTTTTTACCAGAGGATTAATATTCCAATCGCCTGCTAGGCTATTAAACTCTAAAGCATTACCTTTATTTTCATTATCTTCCATCGGAAATTCTCCTATAATTTTAGTTGACCGGTTTTTATAAACTTACATTTGCAATTACTTCATTAAAGTAGCTTTCCGCCCGCTGATGAAGCTCATCAATTTTTCTTATTGTATCGCACAAATCTTTTTGAACGGATTGCGGATCTTCCACGTTAACATTACTGCGTACTAAGTACTCAATTGCATCGTTGAACATTTCCCTGGCTTTGTTTATGTTGGCTTTTTTATGTTCTAACAAGCTGGCGCCGGGTCCGTACTTAAGTTCAAGTTCTTCGGCATCTAATAAACGCTGCTGAAGTTTCCGGTTGGTTTTATCTTTTATAATTAATTCTTCTTTCAGGGTTTCGTTATCTTCACTTAACTGGCTTATTTTGGAAGAGTATTTTTTCCTTAACTCCGCAATCTGTTTGCTGAACTCTTTTGCGGATTGATCCCTCACATCATCAATGGTAATTTCGCCATCGCCAACCTTAACTTTTCCCTTTTTTAAAAGCTGTGTAAGTTCGTCATCTTCCAGACTGGCAAGTTCATAAAGTTTGTTTACGCCTAAATTTTGCAGTTCTAAATCAGTTTGTCCACCCGAGTGGACAACTTCGGACTTATTGTCCGATAATAATAATTTTGAGTTTGCATCGGGTAATACTTTTTGAAATTTACTGGCAATTGCAACCAGTTTATAAGTTTGAGTTCTGCCGAACGGAAGCATGGTGTCAATATAGTCTTCTTTATTTTGGCAGCCCATTGCAATGTAAAGTTTGCCATCAAACATCTTTTTAATTGCCATTGCGGAAACTATAGCCCCAATATAAATTTGTTGATGAACATAAGAAGCTGTTGTATGTTCTTCCACTGTAATGGTTACCCAGTCGTTTTTTTCAGTATCAAAAACCTGCATTGTAGGTTTTGTTAATTCAGCATTTTTCATTTTTTATTCTCCGTAGGTTTTTTATTGTTTGTTTCCCCAAAAGGATTTTCGTTATCTTCACTTATTAAAGGAGCTTTCAAAAACTCCCTTACCATAAGTATTATTACAACTACGCTTATTAAAATTATTTCCACTTTAATTCCTCCTGGTAGTATAAATTTCTAAAAGTTCTTCTGTACTTCTCAGTTTCATTTCAATATCATAATCCCTTTGTATTTTATATTTAAGAATAACCGAAAGCAGTACAGATTGTTTTTTTAACTGCACTTCCAAACGGTAACCGGGGTTATTTGTTTGTGCAGCTTTAATTACTTTTTGATATGGTATTCTATCAATAAATATCTCCGTGTAGCAGCGGCAGTTATAACCGCCATTGTAATTATTATAATTCAATTTTGCCTCCCTTTATAAATTGCCTGCCTTGTTAGCCCAAATTTGTTTGCCGTATCCGCCGGGCTTTCAAATTTGGAATATACATTTCTAAGTATTGTTTCAATTTCAGGATCTTCAATTAAACCTTTTGCAACGCAGGTATCCGCATCAAGTTTAATATTTGTCCGCTCTTCAAAATCCTTTACTATCCGCCTTACCTGCCGCTCGCTGCATTTAACGCGGTCCGCAATTGTATTACGGTTGTAGCCCATCTTGGTCATTTCAATCACTGCCGTATGATTTATCTGCTTAGGCATTAAGCCGCTTCCCTCTTTGCTATAAACCGGAGGGCTGGATAACGCATTTTTAAAATTGTGGTTGCCGATTTGGCAGCGCTTTCTTTATTATATTCTTTTGCATTTATCCTGTAAAAGGAAAGGCTGCGTCCCGTCCAGTAAACCTTCTTTCCTTTTTCAATTGCAAATACTATTGTTGCTTCTTTAGTTATTTCTTGTGTCATTGTTAAAACTCCAGGTTAAATTGTCCGCTCGATTTTTTCTTACAGTACTGCTGAACCGCAAGGCTTACCTGCACTGCGTTCTGTATAGCCTTATCGAACGCTAAGTAGTTTTCTTCAGTGGTTTCGTTTAGGAATGTTACAAGCGCTTTCATTGCGGTTGCGCAGGCGTCAGTAAATTCCGCGGTCATTTCATTTTCATCTTTTTTTGTTTTGGCTTTCCCGGGCAGCTTTATCATAGCAAAGCCGCATTCCCAGTTAAGCATTTTAAGCAGGTCGAAGTTCTTCATAAACTTCATTGCCGGTACTGCAAGCTCTACAGGGAAAGGTATATCCTCAGTTAAGGAAGACATCCTGCATAAATAATTGTGGGATTTTCCAAGGTGATCGGCAAGTTCATAAACGGTTTTGCTTCTGGAACTATGAACTAATTTGTGCTCTTCTATTTTAATGTTTGTAATAAAGTCCATAAAAATTTTTCCCTAAAATTTTAATGGCATTTTGTAAGGTGAATTATTAGGTTGAGGTAGATCAATTTCCCGGTACCGGGATAATGATAGAGAATATATTTTCATAGTCCGCCCATTATTTAAAATTATCAATTATCTTATATTTGAGTAGTTGATTTCCCGGGCAAAATAATACGGAGGTACGCTATGCCGGAAGAAGATTCTAAAGGCTTCGGTAATGATTTTTTTAAGCTTGATATGAACATCGATTTACCTTTTACTCCCGCGTTAAATGTTTTAGCTCAGATCCTTTTTAAGAATATTGCCGCCAACCAGGTGCTTCTTAAATTGATTGTAGACGATCTTGCGCTTAAAAGAGAGCAACCTGTTTCTGAGCTTGTCAAGGATATTAATAAAGAAATTGATAGTGTTTATTATTCTCTTATGTCGGCTGTAATCAGGTTCACCAAGTGGAATTGAATTTAATTCACCGATCCCGATTTCCTTTAAAAACCCGGGATCTATCTGAAAGCCTTTTTTTATGGCTAATTCGTTATCGTTGTCGTTAAAATATTTATGGTTGTTAATTGCATTAATTACTTTATTAAAAGCCTTTGTATTTGTTCTTTTTTTACTAAGCAACATGTGCACGTAAGCTGGTGTATATCCAACCCGGCGCGCTATCTCTGACATATTTATAATTTTGCGATCAATTGTTTGATTCATATTAAGCAGCTTGCAAATATTTTTGTATGATGCTATGTACTTTTTTTAATGATGCCTGGTTTTTCTTTTCGCCTCTTAAAAGTTGCCCAACATATTGAGGCGTTAAACCAACCAGGCGGGCAATTGCAGATTTATTTACGAGTCTGTGATTTTCTATTTTAATAGGGTTTGCCATGTGACCTTATTTTTATTAAAATTTTAGTTTCAAATTTGAGTATCTGTAACATAACATATTTGTTATAATCTGTCAAGTGAAATCGTAACAAATATGTAATTATTTTTAGAATGTAGAATAAATTAAACAATTATTTAATCAAGAGGTATGGGAATATCACCAAAGCAGGCGAAGCTTTGGGGTATGCTGCACCATCACTTCACCGTTATATTGCAGGCTCGATTGAACCGGGCAAAAAATTTTTTGATAAATTACTAAAAGATGGATGTGATTTGAACTGGCTTCTTACAGAAGAAAGCATTAATCCCGTTGGCGTAAGTGATGTTAAGGTTGAGTATTCTACTTCAATATCATTAGATAACGATTATAAAACCAAATATGAACGTTTGTTAAAAAAGGTTAAAGGAATAATAGAAGAGGAGGGAAATAAATAATGGACCGTATTATTAGTAATGAGGAAATTTAATTAAAAGCAATTATTAGGGTTAATGATGCGTTGGTTAATTATTTAGAACCAACATCATTTATGTATGTAACCGGGCATTTGATTACTGCAGTTTTAGAAAAATGGAGTGTTGAGAAATACGCGGCAGATATTCAAAAAGCTGGTTTAATACTTCCTCAAACTCCTGAGATTATTGCCATAACTTTAATAAAAGCTTTTGGTCAGTCTCTTAAATTTGAAAAAGCTTTATTGGGTGAAGTATTTTATTTTGAATACGTTGGAATTAAGAGAAAGGATACCAGGGATTTTTGTTTGGAACATATGGGTAAAACTTTTCACCTGGAAGAAATTATGAAAATGAATAATGGTGAATTAGTACCATGTATAATATTCGGTGGTGGTTGGGGTTGTCATCATTACTGGGAACCCGTTCCGTTTTATAAATCTTAAATTAAAGGGATCAATAATTACAATTTTTACAAAGGTTAATTAAAACAGGGGAAGGGTAAATGAAAAAGTTTCTGGTTATTATTTGGATTGTTTTTTTATTTAGGCAAGTTGAAGCCCAGGCAGATAGCGTTGCCGCATTTTTTATCGGTGGGAATTTAAATGTCCCGGAAATGCTTTTTGGTTTTAATGGAGGTAAGATTTATAGCGATAAAGTTGGCTTTTATTTTTTGGCTGCATATACCTTTAATGCACCAGGGGAAGATTTCTATTATGACAATATTTCCATTAACAAAGCAAGATATGATTTTAGGGATAGAGAAGAGGGTATTAAAACTTCTTATATGAATTTTGAAGGTGGTTTGATTTTGCATATTTACAAAAAGATGTTTATACGTGGGGGGATAGGATACCAGCAAGAAGGGAAATATTATAAGTTTCATGACGATATGGGCATACTAGGAGTTGATGGGGAGTATTATCCGGAATCCGAAATTGAAAGCGGAGTTGGATTAAGTGCAGGGTTAATGTTTATTATTTCTGAAAGTTATTTAGTTTCTTTGGGTTATAATGCAGGTGTGTTTTCTGGCGTAGAATTTAGCTTTTCTTTCTTAAGATAAAGGTATTTTTTGCGCGCTTTTTTTTCTATAATTTTCAATATACTTAAACAAAAATAAAATTAAGTTTTGCGTTATTTAATGTCCCTTTTATCTTTATTATATATATGCTTATTTGTTACAGTTTTGTTTATTATTTGTTACAGCCCCCTTGTTCACCTGTAATTTTAATAAAACATTTTTAATCAGTCAAATTTTAGTTTAAGTATAGAGCAGATTAAAGTGATGAAATAAATTATTCTATATTTATTCTCTGTAGCCACTTGATTTATCATGGGGCTTGATTAATCAAAGGGCTACTTTACTTGCCCAATGTGTGTATTAACTCGATAGAAATGTCATTACTTATAACTCTTTAGAAATGTCAGTAATAAAAATAATTAGTTAATTAATAATTTGCTTTAGGGTAACGTAATGAAGGCGTAGCCGTAATGGAGTTACCCTAAAGCTGTAAAAAAATGTTCCTTTGTTTATTCAGTCTTATTTTCTGATTTAATCTTCTCCACGGATGATCTTTTGGTAAATGGTGTATTTTGTATCCTTTCTTTCCAGGTTTCTCCTGAAGTGTTTTGAACTGTAGTTCATTGTTGTTAAAATAAATATGTATCTCTTCATTTAACCATTTACATATCGTTACATTCTGTTTTGGTCTTGGCAATGAAGCTTTTCCCGCAAGTAGCTGAATATACCCACCACCAAGGTTTATTGTATAATCATTTCTTACCTGTCTTGTTGTTTTATAACAAAAGATATTCTTTAGGTCATAACCATCGGCTGACCTATGTACATCCGGAGATTGCGGATTAACAGAAAATTTTTCATTATGCTTTCTTATAAACCTTTTCTGAAGATATTTATTAGCCTCAGCTATATTTGATATACCCTCTAGCCTTAATCCTTTTACAAGACGATCCTGGTGTGTTCTGTTACCTCTCTCTACTCTTCCTTTTGCCTGTGGCGATTTTGCAAATATCATCTCTATTCCCAATTCTAACATTGCCCTCCCAAAATCTGTAAGAACTCCTTCAGCCTTATATACACTGGCCCGGTCTGTGTATATGCTCCTTGGTATTCCGTTTAGTTTTATATATTCCCACATCGTTATCATTACATCCTGTGTATTCTCTGATAATACGAACTTTAGATATATTCTTCCGGTCGCGTCATCTACACAGTTCATTAAGCAGCACTCAGCTCCCCGGCCTTCAAACCAGTCATGGTAACTCCCATCAAATTGCAGTAGTTCTCCAAAACTACTTCGTCTTTCCCTTTTCTTCCTGTGTGGTCTCTTCTTTCTCATTGAGGTTGTTATTCCACTTTTTCTTAACCATCTCCTTACCGTCTCATGATTTATGCTGATACTGTGACGCTCCAGTAACATCTCTGTCAGTAATGTTGGTCCATAATCCCAGTATTCTTTTTTGTGTAGCTTTATGACTCTCTGTTTTATTTCTTCAGGGTATCCTCTGTTTGAGCTTTTCCCTCGCAGCTTATGTATTATCCCTTTTGTCCCTTCTTCTTTTATTTTTTTTAATATCCTATAGGTTTGTCTTGAACTTATCCCCATTAGCTCTGACCCTTCTTCAACCGTTATTGCTTTTACACCTATTTGGCTTACTATTTTTAACCGGTCTGCTTCTTTTTGACTCATTGTCAGTATTCCTTCCATTTTTAGGTCCTCTTCTTTTTGAGTCCCTTAACTTAATTTTTACTGACATTTCTATCGAGTCTTATCTATGTCATTTCTATTGTGCTATTACAGTATTAATTCACCTTGTTGCTCTCTGT